TCCTGTTGAACAGCCTAAGCAGACTGTCTGTTGCCTTTGAATCCAGTGCTCCTGTCGGTACTGCTTTGTTAGTACAATCAATATATTGTGGTTATCCACACAGTTATCCTCTATATGTGGACAAAATAAAAGCAAGGCGGCGCATTTGTCCGTCTTGCTTCTCTTTTACTCCAAAATTATCGACATTATTCTTCGATGTATTCAACCAGCTTCGGATCGCCGCTGATGAAATATCCATCAAGTGTCTTGTACATCGGCTTTCCGTCCACTTCCATCACATGTGTGACAATCTTTTCTGTGAATGCTGTTGCACCTCTGACAGCTTCATTGCTCCATGAAGGGGCTTTTCTGATCCTGATGCTACCACTGAACACTCTTCTGATCTTCCCTTTGATTCTGACCGCTGGCACGCCGTCAATGTTTTCTGTGACAGCTTCTTCAGCTGCTTTGATTTCTTCAGGCGTTGCAGTTCCGACCTGATTTCCGTCTGCATTGAATGTCGGCACGTTTCCGTCTGCATCTGTGTCCAGTGCGCCTTCAGGTACAGTGTCGGTCATTGTTGCCTGCTGCTGTTCCTGATCTGCCTGATCGGTTTCTGCATCGGTCTTCTGCTCCTGATCGGTCTGATCTGCGCTGTTTGTTGCCTGCTGCTCCTGACTGCCATCTGTGGCTGTCTGTGGCTGCTCTGCTGGCTTTTCTTCCTTTTTCCTGAAGTCTTTTACCACTGCGCCATTTTCATCAAATACGGCGGCTTTCTGCTTCTCTGCCGCTTTCTCTGCTGCATCCAGTTTCTTGTATGGCTTGTTTTTCTCTTTGTCGAATGTTTCGCCCATGAAGTATTCCATCGCGCTTCCTCCTTATTTCGCTGTGATGTATCTTGCGTTTACATATCCGTACTTCTTGCCCTTTGCTCCGTCAATATAGATGTAATACCACAATGCGCCGTTCGGTGCTTTTGCACTTCCGCACACTCCGACTTCTGTGTTCTGCTTAATGCAAGGATATGACACAAGTTTGTCTGCATCTGGATCAGGCTGCTTTCTGACGTTTAATGCGCCTGTGTTCACATATCCTGTGAATGTCGCTGTCTTTGCTGTTCCGTATGGTACAGCTGGATTATCGCCTGATCCGCTTCCTGATCCGTTTCCTGATCCGTTGCCGCCTGACACGTTGCAGCCGTTTTCCAGTGCCATGATTGTGTGTTTGCCTGCTGCCACTGAAATATCGCCAGTCATAAGATTGTCGCCTGTGCCTGTGTACTTGCTTCCTGTGAGTTTTTCAAACTCTCCTGTTGCCATAATAGCATTGACCATGTTGCCTGTGTAAATATCCTTTGACACGCTGATTCCTGCGCATTTAAGCACTGGCGACATCATCGCACTGCAATCAGTTTCGCAAGGTGTTTTCAATGCTGTCGGATTCCAGCCGACCTTTTCAAGTTCTGTGTACAGTGAAGTTCTGTGTCCCTGACAATATCCGACTGAATCGTTGCCGCACAGCTGCTTCATTGCTGTTGCTGCCTTTGCAGCCTTGTTTCTGTCTTTGAAACGAAGAACGACAGTCTGACCGAAGCTGTACCAGTTCCCTGTTCTTACCTCGCGACCTGTCTGATCGCCTTTCTGTCCTCCTGTTGCTTTTCCGTTTTCGTCAATACTAGCCCATCCGCATAATGTTCCCATGTTCTTTTCCTCCTGTTATTCTTCTGTTAATGCTGAAATGATAATGCAACCGATCACGAAGATATAAAATATCAATACCAGTGGGGCTGCTAATGATACCACGAAGGCGATCAGGAATGCTTTTAATATATACCCGATCCAGTCCTTCGCTGTTGGCGGCGGCTCAACCTCTGCGCCGTGATGTTTCGCTTCTTCCTTGTCGATCTCAACGCCTGCGATCAGCAATAGCATAATGATGACTACTGTCGCCATGAAGCAGATCGCGTATGATGTAATGTAAGCATGTAGCATTCCTTTTGACCTCCTGTCTTTTTATTCCGTCTGTATCTTCTGCGCCTGAAGCGCAGCTGCTACCGCTGCCGCTTCTCTTTCTTCAGGCGGTGTGACCGCTTCAGCTGCTTTCTGGTTCTTCTTTTTAAGTTCATTCAGTTCATCGACCGCTGTTTCAATTAGATCGTCAATCATGTCTTTACTGATCAGCCCTGCTGATATGTATTCAGTCAACTTCTGCTGTTGTGCCTGAATCTGTTCCCACACCCATGACTTCTTGATTGTCCCAGTGCCGCTTCCCCATTCCTTTTCTGCCTTTGATACAATCGACAGAAGGCTTTTTTCAACCAGTTCCACGACTTTGTCTGCCTGCTCCTGAAGCTGTTTCTTTTGGTCTTCCTTTGACTGCTTCAGGAAGTTTCTGACCTTGATCCCGATGCCTGCCGCAATCGCAATGATTGTCAGGATCATCGGCAAATTATCATAAATTGTTTTTAATATTAAAGCTGCATTTTTCATCCGTTCGCACCGCCTTCCTCATTTTCACTTTCCTGCTTTCCTTTTTTGATTTTCTGCCAGTTCTCAATTCCTGCCTTTATCATGTACCCGAACACACCCATGCGAAGCACTTCAGATGTTTCGCTGATCAGTGTGGTCAGCACTGATGTGTCTGCGAAGTGCCAGATCGCTATCACTGAAAACAGTTCAATGATGATGTAAAGCAGCACGCAGACAACCACAACTTTTTTTGAAAACTCCATGATCCAGCTTGTCAGTGACTTCTTGCGTCTTTTCTTTCTTCTGCTTGCTGGTATTGTATAGCTGTACTTCTCCACGCGCTTTCCTCCTGTTACTCTTCGATGTACTGATGTGGATGTGATTCATCAATGATCTTGTCAATTCTATCCACACGCTTGTGAAGCTGCTTCAGGCTTTCTGATGCCCTGATGTAATACTCCCTGATCTCTTTCATTTCGTTTCTGTATGATCCCATTTCAGACTTCACTTCAATCATAGTATTCTGAATGTTTTCCAGTTTGGTCAGGATCGTTGCATCCTCTCTGGCTTCGTCCTGTGTGTCCTTCTTCACATTTCTGTTGCGTGTGCTGATTCCGAAGAAGATTGCAAACGCAATCGACACGCCTGAAAGTAACAATGATACTTCAATAGTCATTTTCTTTTTCCTCCGTCAAATATATTTGCGAAGTGCTGCTTCGATTGCATCGTTTTCGTCTTCTGCCCTTTTATACTTCCCGAATAGATCGTCAAGCCTGTCTGTGGCTTCGTCCTGCGTCTGTATCGGTTCAATTCCATGCTGCGCCATGATTGCCGCCTGTTCCCTGACAATGTCTGTCAGAAGCGTATTCACAGCGCACAGCCTGTCGATCAATTCAAACTGCGTCATCATTCTTCGCTGGCTTCGTAGTCTTCGCCAGTGATTTCTTTGTATTCTTCCGCAGTGATTCCCTTGCCTGCTCTTTTCTCATTCAGTACAACCCAGCCTTTCAAGGTGTCCTTTGTGATGTAGTCCTTGTCCCAGCGTTCCTTCAGCATGTCAAACTTCTTGCTGTGTGCCTTTTCGGTTGTTCCTGTTGTTGTTTCATTTGTCTTTGTTTCTGCCATGTCTTATCCCTCCATAAGTTCCTGCATCATTGCCATGTTCATCTCGATTGATGACATTGACTGCATGATCATCTTTGTTGCCGGACTTTCAAGCTCTGCCTGAAGTCTTGCATATTCTTCCTGTGTCATAGTTCTTTCGCTGTACACATAGACAGTGCGGTCTTCCTCTCCATCAATGCCTTTCCTGATCTGCTCTGTGATGCTCTTTCGCTGATAGACCACTGTCGGGCTTGATGTCGTGTCCCACTCTGTCGGCTTGTCCATGCTTTCTGACTGATACCATTCTGACATCATTGTTCTTCACTCCTTTCTTTGAATGCTTGCTGACTATTCTTTTCAGTTTCTTTATATTGACATATGGTTTTATGTGATCTTCATAAAATCCATAGGTGTCCGTGTGTGTATACCAACCCATTGATGACAGCATTGCTGAAGCATCGTACCAGTTTATTTTCTCTTTCTTTGAAAGTTTATGCGCCTTCTTCGTGCTTCGCTTCAGGATTGACTTGCGAAGCGTTGTGCGGTTGTAATGAAATACAAATCCCATGAAGTCAAGTGCGCGTCCTCTGGTCTTCGGTTTCTCTTTTCCTGTCCTTTTGTCAATGACTGGCGTTGCTTTCCTGTCGGGATATTCAAAACGGAACACTTGCCAGTTGTATTTGATTTTCTGGTGCATTTCATTTTTCATATATTCCGACATAACATCTTTCAGTCTGTGAAGTTTCTTTTTGTTTCTTCCGAACGCGACAATGTCGTCCGCGTATCGAATTGAATGGTCAACGCCGCCCAGTTCCTTCCACTCTTCAACAATTTTATGATCAAGTTCTTTATAGTTCAGCTGTGTGAACCATTGTGAAGTCACGAACCCAAGCGGAAGTCCTGATAAAAATTCAGTATCTTTCCATTGTTCGTCCTCGATCCATTCCCGATCAAATTCAGGTGGCTTCATTGTCGCTTCATGCTCCATGACTGTGCTGCACAATCTGACAAATCTTTCGTCTTTGATCACGCGTTTCAGCTTTGTTTCAATTACGCGAATGTCTTCTGTATCGAAGCAGTGTCGGACATCCGCCTTCAGGATATAGAACTTCTTTCCCTTATATCCTTTTATCCACTTTTCAACTTGCTTCTTTCCGCTGTGACAACCTCTGTTCGGTATGCTTCCCAGTGCATGTTCATATAGTCCATGAAGTACGATCGGTTGAAGCTGTTTTATGATGCAATGATGCACGACCTGTTCATACTGAAATTCAGGTTTTATGATTTCCCTGACCTTTCCGCAGCTATATTCGTTTATCAGCATCTTTTTATGTTCTGGTGGTTGATATGTTTCTTCTTTCAGCATTTTTTGAAGTGCTTTCACATGTTCCTGAAGACATTGTGGTTCAGGTCTATCGTTTCCGACTTCTCTTTCTTCCTTCAGCACTCTGGCGACTTCGGGACGTGTCGTCTTGCGCTTTGCTGCATCGTGAAAACATTGTGTGATGTTTTCTTCTTTCAGCAATTCTTCAAATATATGTTTATATGTCTTCATTCAAAAGGGTTCCTTCTTAACACCTGTTGCACGTTCACGGCTTTCGCCCTACTAGCACAACCCTTTCTTCGGTTTAACTTTCGCCAAGTGGCGCGGAATATCGTGTGCATTAGGTTATTGTCCCATGATTGTTAAGAGTGAGAGCCGCCGATGTTCCAATTCGCATTCGAAGCAGTGTTGTTCAAGTTGACGTAAGCACCGCAGTTCGCGCCGTTGTTGGTGTTACCGCCGACAAGCGCGACCGCAACGCAGAAGCATCGGAAGGCGCACACAATATCCCTATTATTTAATTTTTCTTTTTACTTACACTTCAAGGGGGATTGCTCCCCCTGTCCCCCTGTGCGGCTATGCCGCCAAAGGCTCTTCGCAAGAAGGCGAGCCGCCGATGAGCCAATCCGCACCCGAAGCAGAGCTGTTCAAGCTGACGTAAGCACCGCAGCGCGCGCCGCCGCTGGTGTTACCGCCGACAAGCGCGACCGCAACGATCGTCACGTTGATCCAATAATAACAACAACGATATGTCGAAGCACTGCCGCCGACAGATTTGACAAATCGTCCATAGCGCGTCATCAATGTGTCTTTCTGCCATCCTTCTGTCTTGCATGCTGTTCCGACTTTTATGTAGTCTTTTCCTGTCAGGTTATAAGGCGGCGACATCTTCACTTTGATTGTTCCGTTGTCACAGATATAGCCCACAAGTCTGTCCCAGCGGTTTCCCCATGGCTTTTCGCAATAGAACACTTTCACTTCATGTGTTCCGTCATTATAGCCGAAGAACTGCCCTTTTGTGTCCAGTGTTCCTGTCACAACTTTTCCATAGTCTTTTGATGAATCATTGACATATGTGCTACATACGCCCTGACCGAACTTCGCCTGAAAGTTTTCAGACTTACTGATCAATGTCAGAAGGCTTTCGATCAGGTTTCTTCTGCTCCATGAAATGATCGTCCAGCCTGTTCCGTTTGCTGCTGCCCTACTGATCTCTGTCTGTGCGTTCGTGTTGCAGTCCAGTTTCTTTCCTGACAAGCTGCGAAGTTTCGCGCCGTCATAGCTGCCGCCGTACATAGGCATGTACATATGATCTGCAACGCTTCCATCTTCTCTTGTGTATGCATCTGCGTTGTAGTTGCTGTCAACTCTTGTGTCAGATACAATGATATATTCATAGTTTCCAACTTCGTACTGGCACAGCCACATCAAAGGAAATTCAGACATCGCATTCAGTGTCGTTGATGCGTCCCCGACATCGGATGCAGTGCCGTCCAGCTTCTTTGAATGGTCTGTGTGGTTTAACTCATACGCAACTGTTCTGTCTGCCTTCAGCATGACTGGTCTGTTCTGCTTAATGAAGAACACTTCGCCCCATGAACCGAAGTCGAATGATCCGTCTGTGAAGTTCATCTTTGCTGGCGTGAATCCTGCTGCATCATACAGATATGTGATGCGCGTGTCAGGATTGCTGTCAGCCTTGTTGATCTTGATTCCATATCTCTTGATACTGCTGAACTTTCCGTCTGCATCCTGAAGCTGTTTCAAGATTCCAGTCGTGTCAGCTTTTACCGCGTCAAGCGTTTCTTTGTCTGCTACATAAAGCCTTGCCATTTCTTTTTCCTCCTGTTATGTTGTTTCTTCCAAGTACACAAGCCCTGCTTCAACGCCGATCGTGTACTTCTTCCCTGTTGCAGAATCCGACATTGAATTGATTCCCTTCTGGATGTCCTTGCAAGCTGCCGCGCCTGCCTGTGCTGCCGCTGCCTGTTGCTGTGCCGACTGTGCTGCTGCGTTCGCGGCTGATGTCGCCTGCTGCATGTTGTTGTTGAAGTTTCGAATCGTGTTGTACATCGTTTCAAGTGTCGGCGTATCAACAACCGCTGGAAGATCAAGAAACTTGTCTTTTCCGTTTCCGATCCTCAATATGTACTTGCCTGATGTGGTTTCTTCAACACCCCATTCGTTCACTTCAAGAATGCGACCTGAAGCCTTCCAGTTCGCTGTCGTGTCCTTCTTGGGTTTGACTGTCCATGTTGCCATTGTGCTTCCTCCTTCCTACACTGTGCCTGCGTCCGCTTCGCATTCCTCTGTCGTGAATGCTGTGCCGCCATCGCAAGTCATCGGATCAATGCTGATTGCTGTGCCGCCGTCGATCGTGCTTCCGACTGCTCCCTTGATGTCCAGCATCTTTTCATACATTTTTTGCAATTCTTCCTGTGACTTGTATGTTTCTTCAGCGCGTGCCGCTGCCGTGTTTGCTTTTCCTGCTGCTGTATTTGCTGAAGAAGCAGCATTGTTCGCCGCCCCTGTCGCTTCCTGCATGATCTGAAGCTGCTGCTGTCTTGCTGTTTCAGCAACTTCCCTGTCCTGTTCGCTTTTCTTTCTTCGTGCTTCAGCATTGATCCTGTCAACCTCTGCTGATGCTCTGGCAGATTCAGCAACCTTCATCGCTGCTTCAACATTCAAGATGTCATTCTTTGTCGAAACGATGTTGTCGATGTACTGCTGCACTTTCTTTTCCAGTGCTGTGATCTCGTTGCAGCTTTCAATCGCAGCATCATTCCTGTTTGTTTCTTCAATCTCGATAGTGAACGCCTGCGAAGATAACACATACACGTTTTGTGTGTCCCTGATCTCAATATCGCAGTGTGCTGTTCCTGCTGCTGCAAGTGCCTGATTTGTCAACTCAACCATGACTTTGTTGTCGGTCACTGTGCATTCGTTATAGCAGAAATGTTTGTCAGGCTTTTTGATGTTCGCAATTACGATGTACCCTGTCGGGATCGTGAATACCTTGCCATTATTCGTCAGTGCGATCCTGATAAATCGTGTGCGCTTGTCGCCCTGCTTCGCTGATGCCATATATAATCGTTCATCGCCTGTCAGTTCCAGTGTTATGTCAGTTATTAGCTGCATCGCCATTGTCGTCCCCTCCTTCCTGATCAGTGTCGGGTTCAGTCTTCAATGTCCTCTTTGCTGCTGCCTTCGCTTTTTCAAGTTCTTCCTTCAACTGCTTGATTTCCTGTTGTGCATCGTTCACTTCTTTGTTATACGCGTTCAGCAATTCCATTTTTGATTGCGACTTTACTTCAGACAGTATGTCAGCCAGCACGCCTTCCATGACTGTCGCTGATAAATCATGTTCTGTGCTGATTGTTGCCATTGCGTTCAAAATCTCGCCCTTTGCGCAAGCAATTCTTTGTTCAATCGGTTTCATGTGCCATCCTCCTGTTATTCCAGCGCAGCTTCCTGATATGCAAGTATCAAGTCCAGCTTTGAATCCATCTGCGCAAGCATCGTGTTTTTGTTCTGCTGTTCCTTTGTTTCTGTTTCTTCTTCTGTGATCCCTCTTTCGCCTTCAGGCAGATCAAGGATCATTTCTTTTGTTTCCGTCTTTGTATCTTCTTCAATTATGATTTCTTTGTTCATTATATATTCGCGCTCCCTTGTGGTACTGCTGTAATCATTCCACCTCTGACACTGATTGATGATGTCGTCCAGCCGACTGTTCCGTTTCCGTTGTCGTGAATTTCTGTCACTATCGGTATGCTTTTACCATCTGCCACGCCGTAGCCGTTTATATTGACATCGTGAAGATCGACATTGTACATGTCGAACCAATGACCATAAAAGTCGCATCCCAAGTGTATGCCATACTGATCGTATATGCTTCCTGCGCGGCTGAAGCACAGCATCGTTGTATATGATCCTGCGCCTTGTGATTTCATCTGTGCAAATGCCATGTATTTTCCCTGATAGTCCAAGTCAAACACAAGTCCTTTGTGCGCGTTATTCCCCGACCACTGGTTCGTTCCGATTTTACCGACATAATATCCATCGCGGTAAAAATGATTTCCCTGTTCGTCAAATACAGCTCTTTTCTGTGATGTCGAAACTTCGCCGTTGTAGATTGCAAGTTGACCATATTCCAGCTGAATGTATTTGCTGTTATTGTTCCAAGCCACGCGCACGTTGTAGGCATTCTGTGTGATCTTAGTTCCGAAGTCTGAACTGTTCACTTTCTTGTTGACTTCAGTCGTGATGCTGTCAGCCTTCACCTTGATCGCTGCATTCATTTCTTCTGTGGTTGAATACTCTTTCAGCTTTTCATCGGTTGCGCTGTTCGCATTTTCTTCAGCTGTGTCGGCTGCTGCCTGTGCCAGCTGGTTCGCACTCTTGATCTTCTCTGTAACTGTTGTCTTAGTTTCGTATTTTTTTGAAACCGAAAGATCAATCGCTTCAGTCTGCACCTTGATCGCTGCATTCATTTCTTCTGTGGTTGAATACAATGTCAATTTTTCGTCTGTCAGTTCATTTGCACTTTTAATCTTTTCAGTAACGCTGGTCTTTGTTTCGTATATCTTTGACACTTCCAGATCAATTTCGTCAGCTTTCAAATTGATAGCCGACTTCATCTGTTCTGTTGTGCTGTATTCTGTCAGTTTTTCGTCTGTCAGTTCGTTGACACTTTTGATCTTTTCTTCAACGATCGTTTTTGTTTCATACACTTTCGACACGCCCAGTTTGATTTCCTCTTTCGATGCTGTGATGTGTGTTTCGACTTCGGTCTTCGTGTAGTAGCCGTCTTCAAGTGTCTTCTTTGCGCTGCTATTCGCAATCTTTATTGCTTCAGTTTTTGCTTTATCTGTTGCCTGCTGCTGTACTTCAGCGAAGGTCTTTGTCGCATTTGACAATTCAACAGTATTGCTTCGCGGTGCTTCAGGATATTCCGTCAGCTTCACAATTCGCTGTTTTTCCTTCGTGTGTGTCTTCTTGCTGATCATCCAGACTGTATCGCCAATGTCAAAATCAAACACGCTGTTGTACTTCTTTGACTGTCTTGCAAGGTCAATCACATCTGCTTTGTAAGCGACATACGGCTTTGACATTTCATCCAGTTTCGCGATGCCATCTTCAATCAGACTTGTCGTGTTTGTGTATCGTTCATCGCTCCACACATATGTCTTGATCTTGCTGCTGTATTGATAATTTTCAAGATACGGCTTTCCCAGCCATTCGATTCCGATTCCGTCTTTCCCTAAAGGGATCAGTCGCGTATAAAAATCATATGTGTCTGAAGTCACTGTCAGCTTCTTCAGATTCAGTCCTTCGATGAAGTATCGTCCGCGGTCTGCTCCAATCTGTTCATATATGTCGATCGTCTTTGTCAGACTATTGATCTTGCATTCCACACGATACGTTGACAAGCAGTCCTGAAGGACTTTCCATGCATTCGTTTCTTCGTCTTTGTTGATTGTTCTTTTCTTTGTGATCTGGCATGTGCCGACCTTCCAGCCTGTTCCTTCAAAAGCAAATTCAAGACATGCCCTGATTGTCTGTTCCTTACTTTCAAAGCCGTATGGGAAGACTGTGCCTTCAAGTTCTTCGACATTCAGCTGTGCTGTGTACTCGTTGAACTGTGTGCCTGTCTTTCTTTTCCTGATGACATATTCGTCTTCTTTCGTCCTGATGTAGTATTCTTCTTTCAGAAGGTCAACTTGCTTGCCGTCCGAAGGATATTTGAAAGTCAATTCCTTGTCGCCTGAATCAAGCGTCTTCACAATCTTTCTGTCTTTGAAGCCCTTCAGGATTCCGACACGTTCTTTTTTGTCATTAAAAATCTGCATCTGTCATCCTCCTAAATCCACATAGGCTTGTACCTGATCCGAACGACTGCGTCTGTGTTGGAAAACTTTAAGACTGTCTGTGCCTGTGTGATTGCTGGAAATTTCCACAAATCAACACTTGCGAATGCGTCTGCGCCATTGTTTGTGACGCGCCCTTCTTCGCCGTCAATGATGATTGTCTGTCCTGCTGCCAGCTGTTCCACGATGATGTCGTCTTCAAGCCCACTGATTGTGTAATTCTTCAACGCTTTCTTTGCATAGACTTCAATGATTGCTGGTGCTTTTCGTGTCCCTTGTCGGTCAATCGTTGTCTGTGTGATTCCGTCATATTCCAGATTTAATTCGTCATCAAAAAAATAGCCTTCAAGAACGATGTTCAGCTTGTATCTGGTTTTCACTTTCATTTTTGAATAGTCGCTGCTTGCTGTGTATGCCTTGAACTTTCCTTTGTAGCCATCCACTTCCAGCACGCTTGACTTTGTGAAGTTTTCCAGAAATGCTGACATCTTCCTGATCAGGCTGTTTCTATCCTTGCCCCTGAAGTACATGCACAGCTTCAGTTTTCCCAGTTCTATGTCTGTTTCAAATTCTGTCGGAAGGATCGCGCCTGTCACGATCTCATAATCGACAGCAAGCGAAGGCGGCAGCACTTCGGCTGTCAGCTGCTTCGCATTGTATTTTCTTGCGTCTATACCATTAACTTTCATACTGCCTTACCTTCCTTTCCTTTTATCTTCCACAAGCTGTTCATCCACCTTCGTGTATGTTTTGCTTGCAATTTCTTCGCCGTCAATATATGTGTGGTTTTCAACTTTCACGTTTGTTCCTGATTCAATCTTTTTCAGTTTTTCATCAAGCATTGTGTTCAATTCCTGATAGAATGGTTTCAGCGGAAGAATAGCTTCGCCGCCTGTTTCTGGTTCGCCACCAGCAAGCAGCTTGTTTCCGTTCATTCCGAATATCATTGAATCATTCATGATCGCACCATTTTTGTACCAATCTATTGAAAAATGTGGCACTGAAGGCGGATTCAGACTGAAGCTACCTGTGATCCTCGGATGTGGTAATTTTAGTCTAGGCAGCGACCATGTGAAGTTGAATTTCGACTTGATTGCTTCAATCGCATTGTGTACAGCGTTTTTCGCAGCGTTGATCGGTGTTGTTATTGCGTTCTTGATTGCATTCCAGACCGATGTTGCTGTTGATTTTATGCTGTTGAACACGTTGCTGACTGTTGATTTTAATGTGTTGAACACGTTGCTGACTGTGTTCTTGATGCTGTTCACAACATTGCTGATCGTGCTGCTGATGCTGTTCCATATTGATGTCACTGTTGACTTCACGCTGTTGAATATGTTGCTGACTGTCGTCTTGACCGCGTTGAACACATTCGTGATCGTGTTCTTGATGCTGTTCACAACATTTGACACTGTCGTGCTGATTGCCGTCCACACTGTCGTGAATACGCTGCTGACCGCGTTCCATACTGTCGTGATAATATTCTGGATCGTCTGCAATGTCGTCTGTATCTTCGTGCTGATCGTGTTCCAGACATTCGACACTGTCGTGCTGATTGCCGTCCACACTGTCGTGAATACGCTGCTGACCGCGTTCCATACTGTCGTGATAATATTCTGTACAAACGTGATTGCTGTCTGTATCTTTGTGCTGATTGCATCCCAGATTGAAATAATTGTTTCTTTGCAGTTCTCCCAAATGAATCGGAACGGAACTGTCAGGATTTCAAAAGCTGCGCTGAAAAATTCCGCAATCGCCATGATCACAACTGTGATCACATTCTTGATTGTTTCAAAGACTGTTGATACAAAGTCCCTGATTGTCGTGAATATATTGCTGACTGTGTTCCAGATTCCTGTCAGCACATCTGAAATTGTCGTGCTGACTGCTGTCCATGCTGTTGTTACCGCGTTCCTTATTCCGTCAAGTATGCCTGTGAAGAATGACACAATGCCATTCCAGATGTTTTCAAAGGTTGTCTTGATGCTATTCCATACTTCATCCCATGAAGTACCAAATAAGCCCAGAAAAGCGTCAACAACGCCCTTGATTGTGTTCAGGATATTGCTGATATATTCCTTCAGCCCATTCCATACACTTTCAAAAATTCCTTTTACTGCATCCCAAGCCCCTGACCAGTCGCCTGTGAACAACGACACGAACAAATCAAACACGCCTGTGATCACATTCAGTGTTGTTTCAATAAATATCGCAATGTTATTGAACACGCCTTCGATGATCGGTGCTAACACATTGCAGAAGCCTTCCCATATCGCCTTGACCACTTCCCCGAAGTTTTCAAAATCGAAGCCCAGTGAATTGAGTTTGTCAGTGATGTGCTGTCCGAACTCTGTGAACACTGTTTTGATTCTATTCCAGATTTCCGTGATTCTGTTTCTGAAGTCTTCGTTCGTGTTCCACAGCGTCACTATGACTGCTGTGATTGCTGCGATCGCAGCGACCGCAATTCCGACTGGCGATGTGATTGCTGCGAGTGCGCCCTTCAGGATAGCCATGCCGCCTGTTGCTCCTGATGCTGTCGTTCCCATTGTCGCCAACTTGCCGACAACTTTTCCGATGCCTTTTGACACTGTTCCTGATGCTTCAATCAGTTTCCCGACTGTTATCAGCAAAGGTCCGATCGCAGCCACAACGCCTGCAATCTTCAGGATTGTTTCTTGCTGCTGTGGACTTAATGCTGCGAACTTGTCTGCAAGTTCTCCAATCTTTGCTGCTGCCTTTTCCATGAATGGAAGCAATGTATTTCCCACAGTTATTCCAATATCTTCCAGCTTTGACTTCAGTTGTGTCAGTCTTCCTATAAAATTGTCCTGCATTGTTGCCGCCATGTCGGATGCAGTGCCGTCACACTTCTGTAATGCTTCAGCGTAATCACTGAAGGACATTCCGCTTGCGATTGCTTCATCTGACAATCCAGACATAATCGTCTGCAATGCGGAAAACTGGTTCGTTCCTGCGATTGTCTTTGCAAGGTTTGCTTGCTGTTCGTCTGTCAGGTTATTCCATACGCCGCGCACTCCTGTCAGTATGCTTGACAGGCTGTTCATGTTGCCCTGCGCATCGTACACTTCAACGCCATACTTCGCCAGTTCGGTTGCGCAACCTTTTGTATCGGTTGCAAGTCTTGTCATAATAGCGTTCAGGGCTGTTCCTGCTTCGCCGCCTTTGACACCAGCGTTCGCCATCGTCATCAAGACTGCTGTTGTTTCTTCCACCGAATATCCCATTGAAGCAGCTGTCGCAGCGCAGTTTTTATATGCTTCTCCGAGTGCTTCGGTTGTTGTGTTTGAATGGCTCATTGCATAAGCCATTTCGTCTGCGAATTTTCCTGCGTCCTTTGCCGATAGTCCGAACGCTGTCAGATAGTCTGTGACAATGTCTGACGCTGTTCCCAAGTCCATCGCGGATGCTGCTGCCAGATTCAGGATGCCGCCAATACCTTCCAGCATGTCATCCGTTTTCCAGCCTGCAAGTGCCATGTATTCAAACGCTTCGCCAGCTTCGGTTGCTGAATACTTTGTATCACGCCCCCACTGACGCGCTGATTCTGTCAGCCTGTCTGTGTCCTCTGCTGTTGCTCCGCTGATCGCCTGCACTTTTGACATTTGCTGTTCAAAGTTTGCTGCAACTGTTACTGATGCCGCCGCCACGCCGCCGATCGCGGTTGTGACCTTCATCATGTGCTGTCCTGCCGTCTGCACTGCCTGTCCGACTTTTCCAGCCTTTTCCGCGTATTCATCGAACTTCTGGCGTGCAAGTTCCGCATTTACATCGCGAAGTTGCACTTCCATGTTCGCAAGGTCAGCTTCAGCCTGTGTGACCGCTGCCCCTTGTTTCTTCACTGCTGCTTCATACTTCGTTGTTTGCGCTTCGGTTGTTGCCAGCTGCTTTTCCGCTTTGTCCAGTTCTGTTTTTAATTTCTTTGTTTCTTCTGAATTTTCGCCAGTCGCTTCCTTGCTTTCTTCATATGCTTTTGACAGTTCTGCGACTTTTGCCTTCAGTTCTTCGCTTTTTTTCTTGTTGTTGTCCAGTCGTGTTGTCAGCGTTTCATAATGTGTTTTACAATCCGCGACTTTCGTCTTCTGGACATCCATTTTCTGTGTAAGTTCGCTGATCTTCGCCTTTAACGCGTCAGATTTCGTGCCGTACAGTTTGGCATTCGCAGCAGCAAGACTGTACTGTGACGACAGTTCTTTCATGCTTGCGACCGCCGCTTTCATAGCCGACTGATATTCTGACATTGAAGCACCGATCTTGATTGATGCCTGCGCCATGTATGCACGTTCCTTTCATCACTTTTCGTTGATGGTCTTGATCTCGAACGCCACATGATCCAAAAGGCTTATAATATCCGACTTCATAACATTTGAAAGTGAATCGTTCAGTCCTTTTATACACAGCTTTACAACCCTGTCCACATTGTCGCGGCACACTTTCCAGATGTTTTCATCGTCAAGCAGCTTTTCAGCTTCGTTGTAGCCGTTTTCTTCGTCATAATCATCAAATGCTGACTTCTCCTGTTCAACTTCATCTGGTCTGTTCGGGTTTAATTCAAGGAACTTCGGTGTGATAATGTCCTGCATCACAAAATGAATCATTTTTGCTGTTGCCAGCTGTTCTGCGACATCTGCCTTCAGCACTTCCCTTTCAGATATGCCGAAGATCATTTTCATAATTGCTGCATTGAATTGAAATGCAGATGAAACATCATCGCCGTTGTTCTTTTCCATAAGTTCTGTATATGCTCTGTACTTTTCAACCGACACTGACGCACATATATATTCTTTTTCATCGCACGCCAGCGTCAGTTCGGGTATTATTTGCCACTTGTAAAATTTTTTTGTAGCTTCTCAACCTTTCCGTTGACTTCATCGCCCAGTGATTCTTCGATCAGTGCAAATTCCATGATGATTGCTGCAACTCCCAGCCCTGTTTCCTTGTCCTTCAACTCGTCAACAGTGAACTGGTTGCCGTAAACCATGCAAATGCAGTCCAGCATCTTTCGGAACTGTTCTGCGGTATAAAGTCCGCTTTTCTTTTCAGTTCCCATGATGTCGTCCCTGACTTCCAAATATTCCATGTATGTGTCAACGTCCATCTTTGGCATTTCGTATTCTTTGCTGTTTATAGTTAGCTTTCTTTTCATTGTGTTTGCCCTCCTATTGTTCTTTTACGCTGCTTCTGTTGGCTCTTGTACTTTTCCGAACCAGTTTTTGATCGCTGTCGCTGCGTCCGTGTGTTCTGCCAGAAGGTTGCTTTCATCAACCTGTGTTTCAAAGTTTCCGTCACATGCGCGTTCGTAGAAGCTGCCCTTCAGTGTTGCTGTCTGTGTTGTGACTTTATCTTCCTGTGTCTGATAGTTGTCGTCATATCCCTGTCCGAATGTTCCGACATAAAGCCATACAAATTCATATTTTCCATTCAGCTTCTTTGCTCTATATCCGACAGCGACTTCAGGTGCTTTGTCGTCCTTGTTTTTTACAAGCCAGCCATTCTTGTATAAATGACCGAACAGCATTGCTTTGTCCTGCGGTGCAAGTGAATTGACTTCAAACTCCACGTCTGTTCCTTCGTAGGTTTCAACTGTGTCCTCCACTCCATCATCGCTGTAAATTTTTTCAACACTGAATTTATCAGACACTTTTCCTGAAATGGCACGCGCAAGTTTGACTGGTGTGCCTGCTGCGTATGCTGTCGCATCGTTCTGTGTTACTGGTGCGACATAAATGTCACGAAACGACTTTGTTCTTGATCTGATGATCTGCTGCTTTCCTGCTTCACTCATTCTTCTTCATCCTCCTGTTCTGCTTCTTCTGCCGCCATGAACCTTGCGGCATTCATAAATATTTTTGTATCTGTTTCAAGATTGTCATTTGCGCCCATGAATGCGAATCCTGCCTTTTTCATAAGTCGCTTGATTCTCTTTTTTAACCTGATTTGATCTGTGCTTGACCAGATGCACACTTGCACTGCTGCAATCTCTACTTCTTCGTCATCGTCCGAATGTTCGCCGCCGTAGTCCCCCAGATTCCACACAGTCACATGCAGTCCCTTGATGTCTGCGTCATACCAGCCCTGCTGCACTGTGATTCCTTCTGCTTCCAGCACCGCAAGCGCATCCAGTGTCTTCTTCACAATGTCCATGTGTCATCCTCCCAGCTTTTCAGTCAATAACTTCTGATATTCCTGATCCGCTATCGCGTCCCACTGTCCGCGGCATTCTTCCATTGTGTTGTAAAGAAAGTCTTGTGGGGGCTGTTTCGTTGTCCCCCACTCTACAAATTTCATGTAAAACCAATTTTCAGCATCGCCCAGAAGCGTCCAGCCGACTTCGCCGCCTTTTGTTGTCGCTTTCGTGGGGATATTATCCGCAGCGTGTCCAGAAGGTCTGTACCCCTTCTTTCCTGACTTTGAATTGTCAGCTGACCTTGCCATAACCGCCTTCATTCGCGGTTCGGTATAATCGACAGAACGCTGAAATATCTGCTTGTTTGTCTTTCTGATTTCCGAATCGCTCGCAAGTGTTTCCAGTCTGTTTTGAAGTTCTTTCAGCCCTTCAAATTCAAAAGTCACTTTCATGCTGCTTCCTTTCCGTGTCAGAATCTGACACATCTATGTGACGCGGTTCGCCTTCAGCTGTACATATTGCTTGTCATTCTGTCTGAAGTCCCTTGCGAAAATATTGTATTTTTCGCCTTCGTACTCCACGAAGTAGTCCTTCAGGTGTGCTGCTATCTCTTTGACCTTCTTGCAATACCTGACTTTGTCAAACACAATCGTGTCTTCCAGTCTGATTTCTATTGCCTTGTATAGTTCTTTTCCGTAAAGGCTGCCGATCTCGCACCAGCATTCGTGATACAAGATCGGTTCTATTTCCACTCGCCTTCCATCGACTTTCCCATACTGATATTTGTATATTTTGATCCTTGCGCTTGACATATCACTTCAACCTTTCTTTCAGCATCATAGACCTGACTGCAAACCGCACTTTCTTTTCCGTTTGCTCGGTTTCATCTCTATTGTCGTAAATCTCTTTTGCATACATACAGATCAGAATTTTCTGTCTACATGTTATGTTTTTCTTGTCGAATGTTGGGATCAGATCTTCCATTTCCTCAATCACTGCATCTCTTATCAGCTGAATGATTGCATCATCGTCATCATAGTCAATTCGTAAGTATGCTTTTAATTCGCTTAATCCCATGCCGCATCCTTTCTGGCTTAACCAGCAACAGGAACTGTGATTTCTCCCTTGATGACCGCTTCTTCATCAAATGCCTGCACATCGAATCTGTCACGCACCTTGATTCCTGTCTGGTCTTTCGCCCATAAATCGCCAGCTTCGGTTGAAAGTTCGATGCTGATCTTCTCGCGGTCAAATAAAGTGATTGCTTCCTTCAAGTCGCCCATATAAAGTGGGTACTTGTACGCTGACACATTGCTTCCATCATCCTTCACTTCGACATTCTTCAAAACTTTGTTGCTGACCTTCTTGATCGGATATACGCCAAAAAGAAGCATCTTTGTTTTGTCCGTGACATCTGGCTGCAAAATGTAGTCGCCGCGTTCATCCTTTAATGTGTCAAGATAGTTGAATCCTGACTGGTTTGTCAGAACGATTGAAGACGCTGCAATCGCTGGATCAAGTGTCACATTGAAGACTGTCTTCAGATCGTCCACAGTGCTGATTGCAACTTCTTTCATGTTTGTAATCTCTGCAAGTTTCTTCAGGATCGCAGCGTTTCTTGTGGCTCTTGACTTCTTCGCGATCCACTTATTCAGGAAGCCCAGAATGTTTTCTGCTGTGTCCTGAAGAAGTTCGCGTGTTACTTTCAGGATGCCGCCCCTCTTGCCGATCTTGTACTTGATCTGTCTCAATTTCGGCGTTTCTTCCTCTCCGAACTCTGCTGCTTCATCTACATCATTCCATGGTGTTGAATCTGCATCTTTTTCAAGCACTCTGCTTCCCGATAATGTGCTGACTGGCTCAACATTGACATACTGTTCAAGGTCATCATCTGTCCTTCTTAATTCGTGGATGTCTGTCTGAATGTCCTGTGGGACTGTGAAGCCGCCGTCCTCGTCTGTCTTCTCCGACATTGCATCCATGATCTTCTTGTCTTTCTCGTCCATTTTTGTCTTGCGCATTCCGCAGACAATACGATTGACAAATGCACGCGCAATGTCTTTCTTTGAAGGTGCTTTGTCTTTTCCTTCAACCCTTGTTGCTTCATCCTTGTCAAGCTGGTCTCTGATGTCCTCGCCCTCTTCCTCTTCCAAGTCCATCAGGATGTTGAAACGATCCTGCATGTCCACAAGTTCTGCTTTTGCTTCCTTTGCTTCCTTTGTCTTTCCCTCATTCACAAGGGCTTTGATTGCGTTCTTTTTGTCGTTGATCTTTCTTAACAACGCTCTTGCTTCTTTGCTCATTGCTTTTCCTCCGTTTTCTTAAATTCCATACATGTACAGATCGCCCAGAATTTCTTCTGTTTCGTCTGCCTGCTGTTGTCTTGCTTCGATGTCTTCAGCTGTTTCAGTCTTCATTCCTGCTGGCGCATGTTTGAATCTGTCTATCATGTAGCCGACACATGCTGCGACTGCTTCCGCTGATTCATCCACTTTGATGTTGAAATAGTCTGAAGCGCGACACTCTGATGCTTCGCTTTCTGACATCCATGTTTCTGCATTGATCAGTTCTTCAAACTGGTCTGCTGTCACGCCTTCCTTTGCTTTTGTCATGTAGATGTCTGTGATCATCTGCTGACAGCTGTCAAGCTGGCTTATAACCGCCGCGAAGTCGTCTGCATTGCCCCACGCCATTGTCAGCGGCTTGTGAATCATAATCTGTGCGCCTGTTGACACAACAATGTCATCGCACGCCATAAGGATCACGGATGCGATTGACGCTGCAATTCCGTCCACAATGCCTGTGATATGTCCTTTGTGGCGTTTCAAAATGTTGTATATGCCAATTCCTGCGAACACATCGCCGCCACAGCTGTTGAAGTACACTGTCAGTTCTGCATTGTTGTCAATGCCGTTCAGAAAGTCTGTGATGTCCTGTGGACAGGTGTCTTCTGATGTCCACTTGTCCCACGCCGAAGATACAATGTCGCCGTATATGTACAGTTCAACGCCGCCTGCTGCCGCGTCTTTGATCTGCATGAAACCGACATTTTCAATCGTTCTTTTCGTTCGATTTCTTCTTGTGAAGTTCATTTTCTTCGCCATCGTCTTTCCCTCCTTCCTGATCGGTGTCAGGTTCATTCGTTTCGGCTGTTTCCTGCTCCTGTTCATCCTGATCCGTATTTTCGCCGCCTTCTGTGTTTGGCTCATTTATAGGATTGTCAAGATCGCTGTTTTCTTCAGTGTCCTGTTCTTCAGCTTTGTCATATGCTGCCCCGACTTTCGTCAACGGCACATAAGTTCCATTTACAATCAATGTGTCGCCGCCTTCCATATCCATCAAATCAAGTTTTCTTCTAGCTTCGTTTACTGTTTCGATGCCGTTGTTGATTCCTTCTTTCAGGATTTCCATTTGTGTCTTGCTGTCGGTACGAAGCAATACTTTTTCATTCATTTTGAAGTACAGTCCGTCTTCCGTTTCGTCATCCGATAATAGCTTGTAGTTCACTTCTTCTTCGTACTGCTTCAGCACGAAAAGCATTGTGTCCACATAGAATGACAGCTGCTGCATTTCCGAATTGCTGTATGATGATTTTTCATAGTCGTTGATCTGGTTCGGCTTGATTCCGAACGCTGCTGCAATCTGAAGCGCAGAATACTTCTTCAACTCGATGAACTGTGAATCTGTCAGTTTAATATCCAGCGGTGTCAGCTTCATTCCCAGTGGCACAGGAAGAATCTTGCCTGTGTTCTGGCTTCCTGCTCCGAAGCGTTCAAAAGTCTGTCGCAGCTTTGTGACTGCATCTTCATTCAGTTCGCCTGTGTATTCCAGCACCGCTTTCGCTGTCAATCCGTTTTTGTACAAATTATTCAGGAAGCGTTGCGATTCAATCACGCCTTCAACTGTCTGCTTCAGGATGTATTGCACTGGTAGTCCGACTATTCCGTTCAGGCAGTGTGAAGTCTTGAAGTGCAAGACATCTTCCGTCCTGAATATGTACTGTTCGCCTGAATATTCATCGCTGTACAAGTACCAGATTTTTCCTTTGCCTGCGAAAATGCCTTTGTCGTCAACTATGATCTGCACCCTGTCCGATGGCATGATCCACATGTCCAGTGCTTTATATTCTCCACCATATTTCTTGCGCTTGAATTTCCTGCGTACATAGACATATGCGTTCCCATAATGGTTTCTGTTCATTTCTACGGCATTCCAGAAGGTTGTCGGTGTCATAAAAGGGTTCGGACGCTGCTTCATAAGTCTTGCAATGTCGTTGTCTATCGGCTCACTGATGCCCTTGTTTGTTTTCTGGTACAGCTTCCATGGCATTTTCGCGACTGTTTCTGACATCATTTTCAAACAAGTGAAGTATGTCACGTCAGATGTCGGCTTCTTGCTTTCACTGTCGCGTTTAATCCCAACCCATTCCAGAAACGATTCATCATTCAGTGTTGCTGTATCTGTTTCAATATTCATTCCGAATGCTTTCATAATTCCTTTGTTCAGTGTTTTCCACATGTTCAACCTTGCGCACCTCCCTTCTGTCGCAATTTCTCTGTTCCTGCAAACCAAATATCAAGGTATCTGTTGACATCTGGCTTGATTTCGCCCTTCATTGCCATCATCCATGCATCAATGATCGCATCCACGATGTCAATTCGTTCTGTTGTGTATTCCTTGTCGATCTTGATTTCTCCGAAGCTGTTCGATGTCGTCTTTGCGTTTGCAATAGACCACTTTGTTGCTTCGTTTCCGTCATGTTCGACATGTCCTGCTTCCAGTTCCAGTCTGAAGTCCACTGTCGGATCGTTTAGTTCTCGCGCCGACTGTTTGACAGCAATGCTGTCAAATCCAAGTGCTTCCAAATCTGTCAGGAATGCAGAAGCATTGTGCGGATCGTAACAAATCCACTGCACATCCAATTCATGCAGCTTCACAATTTTCTTCAGGTACGCAATAATGTACTTGTAGTCAGTTTTCACGCCGCCCATTGTTTCAGTCACTTCGACCAGTCCTTGTCTGATCCATAGGTCATAAGGCACGCGGTCGGTCTTGATGTGTTCTTCAACCCTTCGCTTTGGAATGAAGCTGTGTGCGTGTACGAAGTAACATTTGTCTTCGCCGCGCATGAATGGGATCACGATTGCGATTGATGTCAAGTCGCCGCCTGATGACAGGTCAAGTCCGACATAAGCCTTCTGACCTCTGAAGTCAGCCAGTGTCTTCTTGACTGCTGCCCTTGTCCAGACATCCATATCCTTGATATAGACATCATTCGTCCACTGAATCCACATGTTGAGCTGCTTGACGATGAAGTCGCGCAGTGTTGATCCTCCCATTTCCTTCGCTGTTGCAGCAATCGGGATCATGTTCTGCAATGCGTCCCTGTCATATTCCAGAATCGGGTTCGCCTTGATCCAGTTTTCAGGTGTCCACATATCGTCAGATTCATTCATCTGTGCGATGTAAATGAACTGTGAATCATTGCTTGCAACACCCTTCAGAACTTTCACACAGTATTCATACAGCGCAAAACACGGCGATTTCAGGTCAAATCCTGCTGTCGTGATCACGCTGATCAGTGCCGACTTCATTTTCTTGATGCCGCCTTCAAGCAGCTTGTACATCTGATCGTCTTTGTGTGCGTGGTATTCATCCACGATCCCCAGATATGGTCTGAAGCCATCAATCGACTTCGTGTCGCCTGACAGTGCCTTGATCTTGCTGTGTGTGATCTTGCAGTCAATCGTTGAATTGTGTTCGTGAATCTTGAAGCACTCTGACAAATCGCTGTCAGAATTTATGAACTTCACAATTTCGTTGAAGACAATCATTGCCTGATCTTTCTTTGTGGCTGTACAGTAAACCTGACCATATTTGTACTTGTCAAAATTGCCGTAATAAGCCGCCAGAATACCATTCAGGAATGATTTGCCGTTCTGTCGCCCCAGCTGTATATAACTGGTTCTGAATCGTCTGTGATGTCCGTCTTTAGTTCTCCATCCGTTCAGACTTCCCAAAATAAAGCACTGAAACGGATATGCTGTCACTGGCTGTTCTTCTTCGCCTTCCGCAATGGTCAGCGTTTCCGCGAAGTCAATGATCCTTTCTGCTTCTTCAACATCAAAGTAATAGCGATATGGCGCAGCTTCAGCCGCTTTCATGTCGTCTATATGTCTTTGACATGCTGCTTTGACCAGATCGCCAGCAACAATCTTGTCCGCAAGGACATCCAGCGCGTATTGTGTAGTTCTATCTGTTGTCATGTGTTCGCCTTATGCGAATTTCGCGAACTTGTTTTCTTTCGGTGTTTCCTTGTCTGCTTTTGGCACTACAAGGCGACAGCGGCTTGACACTGTCAATCCGAAGTCCGCAGCCCCCTGACGACACTGCTTGAAGTATCTGTCTTGAAGTAGCGCAAGTCTTTCCACTTCTCCGTTCACGACTTCTTTTCTGATCTTCACTGGCTGTCCGTATTCGTCCAGCTGCTTTGTTGCTATCTCAATTTCCACCATGATCGGTTGCCTGTTCAGTTCTTGCGTGACTGCGATGTATTTTTCTTGTGCGATGACCAGTCTTGCAAGCGCATCAACATCAAGGTTTGATATAAGGTCAATCGCACGAAGTTCCTTCACGATTTTTTTGAAGGTTCTTTTCTGTGTCGGCGATAAGTATTGCGGTGCTGTCACTTTATCCGCAGCCGCTTTCACTTCTGTTCGCTGACGTTCTTCAATTTCTGCTTTTGTCAGATGTTTTTTGCCTTTTGCCTGCACCAGCGCGATCGGCTGTCGTTGTCCTGCCATTCTTCTGCGACCTCCCTTCTTTGCTGGTTTCCTTGCGGTGTGTCAGAATCTGACACGCACCCTTTTCGGATGCCCTGATCTGGATTTTCCGTGGGGAGTTTTCTCCACGGAAAAAGGGAAGCGCGACTAAATAAACTTAACCCGATACTTTTTCATACTCCCCCTGTCGCCTTCCAGTGGCGTTCTATCAGGTCATACAACATCTTTTGTGTCGCTTTTTTTGTCTGTTCATCCTTGCTGTACAAGGCTTCAATGATTCCATGGCTGTGATTGCTCAATGGGATCAGATTGGTTGCATCAAGTCGTCTGTTCCAGTCGTCTTCAATAGGTGTGATATGATGCACCATGTCAGCTGTCTGTATTACATGCAGCACATAGAAGGCATATATATCAACGCCATCAAACCGCCTGATTGTTTCGGCTCTTGTCTTCCTCCACTCACTTGATACATAGAAGGCTGCTGTCTTCTTGTTTCTTCGGTGTTTGTTGTATTCCATGTGTCTTGACTGCTGCCCTGCTGCCTTCGCTGCACAGGCTTCACATTCAGCTATATTCTGTGGTATTAAAGCCCCACATCTGCACTTGTGAAATAACAAACCCTTGCACCACCTTCCTACTGCTGCATATGCTTCATATATCCGTCTGTATAGGCTCTGTACGCAGCCGCTTATATATGCCCCTTATATATGCCCTATATATGCACCCCTGTCAGGTATGCCCCTATATAAAGCCTTGTTTTTATGCTTCCTGTGGATGCCCTTATATAAGCACCCACATTCCGCAAATAAGAGGGCAGAAATGCAATAAAAAAGACCGATTCAACACTTCTGTGCTGTTTCGGTCTTTCTGTACAACATTTCACGATACTATTTTACTTTAGGATGTCCCCTATAAAAACCCTCACTTTTCCCACGCTTTTCCCATGCTTTCGTTGTCGTTTCCCTCGAAAAAAGCCTTTTTCAGATCGCCTTTTTTCAAATTCCGTTAATTCCGAATAATTTGACAGACATTTTCTTCAAAATCGCCTTGCACCAGTTTGAAGGGCTGTTTTTTCCGCAATCAAGCTGATCCGCAATTTCTTCAAAGGTCAGTCCGTCAATATAGTGCATTCTGAACGCTTCATACTTGTACAATGTGCCTTCTTTCCTGCTTTCGGTTTCCAGTTCGGTCAATGCCCTGTCAATGTTAATAATCATCATCGCTGTGACCATTTTCGCTTCCTTGACAGATTTTAGCTTTGCATTTTCGCCCTTCAGGACGCTGTATGCTGCTTCTGTGACTTCTTCTTCCTCCGTAATTGCATTATTGATGTATTTTTTCAAATCTATGTATGATTCCATCAATCTTCGTGTGTTATACAGTGTTTTTTTCTTCTCTGCTCTCTTTTCTTCAATTTTGACTTCAGCAAACGCCTTCCGCACCGCGATCCTGATTGCTTCCGTCATGTCCTGCTGCGTTTCATCGCTATTTTGCACATTGCACACCTTCTTTCTACTTTTTAGGCTTTCGCCTTTCATTCCTTCTGGCTTTTTCAATCGCCTTCGCCCTGATCATCGGCATTCCTTTCATTTTGCGTCTGTTATTGCTGATCAGTTCTTTTCGCAACTGCAATCCTGTCCATTTTGTCTTCCTGAATGCTTCTGTGATTGCTTTCCCTACCTGTTCAAACGCTGGCTTCAACTTTTCAAACGCTTCCGTGATACTCTTTACCATTTTTCTTCCTGTTTCCTGCGCCCACTTTGCTGTCGATTCAAGCAGCACTTCGACTTCTTCTTCAGGAAGTCCGCTGTATTCCGATACAGCTTTGATCGTTTCTTCTTTTGTCCATTCAGGATCAATCTTCAGTCCTCTTGTGACTGCTGCCAGTTTCATCACATCTGCACTGATGTTTCTTTCTGCTTTCGGCTGTTCTGTCGTTTCTTCTGGTTCTGGTTCTTCCACGACTGCTGCCCTGACAGCTTCCTGTCTGTCTTCCGCGATCAATTCCTGTGTGCGTTCTGCAATTTTCTCTGACAGATCGTCTTTTTCTTCCTCCTGTGACTTCGCACGCTGTCCCACAAGCCTGTTTTTTATCTTTGTTGCATATTCCTTCAGCTTCATGTCTTTCGCTCCTTCCTGCGCCTTTATGTAAAAGGCAAATCGTCAACGCCGTCTGGTATGTTCATAAAACCATCGCCGCTGTCTGGTGCTGGCTGTGGTCTTGACTGGTTGTCGCCTGCTGCCGCTTTGCTTTCCGCAAATTCAGCCGTTTCAATGACGACATCTGTTGTGTAGACCTTGTGTCCATCTTTGTTTGTATAGCTTCCAGTCTGGATGCGACCTTCGACCACAAACTTTATCCCTTTCTGTCCGTACTTCTCGAAAAACTGTCCTGTCTTTCCGAATGCTACACAGGAAATGAAGTCAGCTGACTGTCCTTCCTGATCACTTCGCACTCTCCTGTCAACTGCCAGTGTAAATCGTGAAATTGCCATCGGTTCTGCGCCTTCTGCATATCTTGTCTGCGCATTCCTTGTCAGCCGCCCCATCAATATGACTTTATTCATCTTTTGTCTTCCTCTCTTTCTTTGTGCCTTTGGCTGCTGCCTTGATGATCTCTGATACAATCAGAATGACCAGTGCTGCCAGAATCGCGATGAATCCTATTTGCAATATAATCACAATAATTCCACCCAGATTGCTGATTGCTTCTTCAATCCATATACTTTGCATGTTTCTTTCCTCCTGTTATCTTCGGCATATCATGTCTTCGTAAAGTTTCTTGTATGTGTCGCGCTCTGCTTCAAGCCTGATCATCTGCTCACGCGATGCCCCCCCCGATTGATTTTCGACATATTCCTTCGTGTCTGCTCCTGCATCCAGTTTCAATGCGATTTGAAGCGCAATGTCGATCTGCTGCATTTCTCTGTCTGTCACACTTCCGATCCTGTTATTCAATCTTTCAACACTGACTGTTGTCGGCTGTTCGCATAGTGCTTCCGACACTCTTCCAGTTGTTCTGATCGTCACATGTGTTGACATGTCTTTCTTCGGCTGTGATGTCAGGAACACAACGACCACATCGCCGCTGTGTTTGTTCAGGAAGTCAGCCGACACAATGACGGCTGGTCTGTCCTTCCTGATCTCGTTTCCTCTCTGTCCTCTGTTGTTGTTGATATAATACACATCGCCGCGTCTGACATCGAACTGCTGCTGTGTCTTTGTGAAATGTTCGTACATGTTTTTTATTCCTCCGTATATTCTGCGTATTGTTCTTTTAACATCTTTGCACGCGCCTGAATGTCGTCTGCAAGTTCTTTTTCTTTGTTCTTGTATGTCTGCGCCCTTGCTGGTCTTTTGGCTCTGATCGCGTTCTTGACTGCTGTCTGAAGCTGTCTGCGTTTCTGAATTGCTATTCGCTGCACCCTGTCAGTGATTGTGATTGTGTAATGTGTGCCACAGATCGGGCATTCATAATACTGTTCGATGATGTCGTTGTGTTCTTCATCCTGTGTGATCACTCTGTTTTGAATCTCTATCATGTCAGGTGTGAATGTCGCCGCGCATTTATCGCATATTATTTCATTCATGTCGATTCCCCTTTCTGCTGTTTATGCCTGCTGAATCTTAATCATTTTCAGCAAGAATCTTGCTGACAGTTCTTCTTCTTTCTCTTTTCTTTCCTCTCTTGTCATGCCTTCCTTGTCGTCAAGTTCTGCAATCTCGTCCAGAATGTCTGCTGCTTCTCTTAATGTCTGTGCTATTCCCTTAATATCGTCTTTTGCCTGCATGTTCGTTCCTCCTATGCTCCATATTGTAGTGTTCTGTTGTCTGCGTCCTGTCCTGCGCCTGCTGCTGCTTCCCGAAGCGTTTCTTCGACTTCTCCTAGTCCTAAAATGCAATAGCCGTCTTCAAGTGCTGATGATGTGATGCTTGTGTCAACGCAGATAATTGTCTTCTTGCACTGCCGCCCTGTCGCCTTGCCTTCCTTGAACGCAATCAGTGTCACTTCCTGTCCTTTTCTGAAGCTGTCGTCTTTTGTGATGATGTACGGCTTGCCTTCTTCAATTTCTTCAAATGCGCTTTGTGACATTCTGATGCACTTGTCCTTGTTGCTGTCCGAAGGAAGCCGCTGCATCTTTTCTTCGTCTGCCTTCTCGCGAAGTTTCTTTGCTGTTTCTCTGTCAATCGCGTCCTGTTCTTCGCTGTATCTTTCTTCTTCTGTCTTTTCGGCTTCTGCCTTGTTGATGTACCGATCGCAGCTTTGACACGTTCCTGTCTTCACATTGCAGTCTGAATATCTCTTGCAGCTATAACACAGTGATGTGATGCTTTCAGGGTGTGCATCTTCCCATTCGTTCCAGTTTTCTGTTCTGCGTGTCAATCTGTCTTTTTCTGCGTTTGTGAGTTTTTCCCATGCGTTCTTGACATCTTCCAGCACATCCCCGATTCTTCTTGCTTGTCCGCTTTCGTCTGCAATCAATATCCCTAATTCTGCCAACATCTCCACGCATTCAGCTGTTTCAATGTTGTCTGTTATGTTTTCAATGACCTTGTCAAGTCTTTCGTCTTCAGCTTCTTCGATCTCTTCTTCTGTTTCTGTGAACTGGTTAATATCCATTTGACCTTCAATTTGTTCTGCTGCCGCCTTTTCTTCCTGCTGCTGCTTGATCTCTTTCACTTCTTTGTATGTCAAGCCGTTTTCCTGATAGCGTTCCAGCATTTCTGCTTGTGTTTCTTCATTCATTCCGCTGATCATATAGGCAGCAGAAAAGGTCAGGCGACCTTCTTTCAGTTCTTTTGAAAATTCAGGGATCAGATGCTTGTTGATGCTTTCAATCTGTGCGACCTTTGTCGGTGCTATTTTCAGGAAATATGCAACAACATCGCGAATGCGACCGCTGTTCAGGTCAATTCCCATGATCGTTTGTCCATTTTTCTTCATTCGCTCCAATATTTTCTTCAGCTTGTCTTCTTCTTCCAGAAGGTCTGACACTGTCTTGTTTCTGTAATCATTCGCGATGATCAGGCGAAGTGTTTCTTCTTCCTCTGACGCTGGTGTCTGAATCTGACACGTTGCCTTTTCAAATTCTGTATATCCTTTTTCAACAAGTATCTTCAGCGCACGCCATCGTCTTTCTCCTGCTATGATTCTATATTCGCCCCTGTCGCAAGGATCACGGACAACTTCAAGATTTTCCATCAATCCAACAAGCAGAATCTTTTGTGCCAGCGGTTCGATGTCCTCAACCGAATAGAAGTTTTTATCATTGCTGTACATTTTATTGATGCTGACATCCTGTGTCCTGAAGTGTGCCTTCGGTGTGTTGTCCCCGACTGCTGCCTTCTTTGCGTTTGCGTTCAGCTGTTCCATTACATTCCACGCCATTGTCAGTCCTCCTGTTCTCTGAAGCATATTTCTATTGCTTTCAGTTCTTTGTCTGTTGTGTTACTTAGGTCAATGTGTGTGTCATCGTCTGGATAGTCTTTTTTATTTATCATTGACCTGATTGTCTTTTTCAGTGCTTCCGTATCGACAACAATCTTCAATGTCTTTCTGGCTTCGCTTATTGCTTTGTCAATCTGTCTATCTGACATGTTCGGTGTGCTGTCAATCTCTTCGATGCGCTTCTGGAAGTCTGTGTCGTCCAGTTCATAAAATTGTGACATCCTGTCCTTGAATGCTTGCAGCTGGTTTTCTGCATACTCCTTCATGTCTGCTACTGCCTTCAGCTTTTCAAAGTCTTCAATGCTGATTGTGACTTGCCCCTTTAATTCCATCGCATTCCATCCTCCCTTCTTCTCTTTACATTCAGTTTCAATGTCACTTTCGGAACTCCGATGCCAGCTTTGCGAAGGTATTCTGACAGTCTTGCAAGGTCTGTGACATAATTTTTTTCGTATACGCTGCCATGTATTTCGTCAACGTAGTATTGCGCTTCGTTGCCGTAGATCGTTATGTCGTTGTGTGCAATCAGAAGCGTCTTGATTTGATATGCAAGCGTCTTCCCTGTCCTTCTTCCTTCATACGGATATGTGATGCCTTCTGACAGGATATATTCTGACTGCCATGTTTCAAGTTTTATTCCCAGCGCATGTTCGATTCTGTCAAGTGTCTTTTCGTTGCAGCCGCACATATCCGAATGCAGCTTTGCGACTGCATTTCGTGTCATTGCGTCTGCTCCATATTCATCGCCGTCCGCTAATGTAAAGGAATACGCCTTGTTTGTTTTTGTGTTTTTGATGTACACAAGATTTCCTCCCATCGTTCCTTCCGTCTGCCTGATTTCGACTTTCAGATTTTCTTCGTTTTCTGTGATTCCTGTGATTATCTCATACACTCCCATGTTCACACCTCTTTCATCAATTCATATGTTGCTGCACGATAGTCCTGCGTCACGATGCAGTTTTTTGAAAACTTTGGAAGCGGCACTTGTGCGACTGTTGACTTCTCTGCGATTATTGATCGCCTGATCGCTGTCGCAAAGCAATCGTGTCCTGACTGTGTTTTCAGCCATTCTTCAACCTGAAGTGTCGTCTGGTTCTTCTGGCGCATCGTCATCAATACTTTCATGCGAATGTCAGGATTTATCCTTCTGAACGATGTCAGCTGACTGTCCATGTTTGCAGCTGCTTCAATCTCGAAGCCGCCAATCTTGACAGGCACAATCACAAGGTCTGCTGCAATCATCACATTTGTGACTGTCATGTCCATGATCAGACCACAATCAACAATGCAATAATCATATATAGTTCTGACTTCATTCATTGCTGCTGCAAATCGAAGAATCTGATCTTCTCCTTCTTCCTGAAGCAGTGTCATGTTTGTTCGCATCAAATATCCGTTCGCTGGTATTATGTCAATATTTCCATATGGTGTTGTTCGGATCAGGTCTGTTGTCGAATATGCGCCGCCTGCTGCCTGATGATTTTCAAGCAATTCTGACATTCCCTGTCCTTCAGGATCAAATCTGTCGTAAAGAAGTGATATGTTGCCCTGCTGATCCGCGTCACAGATCAGCACTTTCTTTCCTTTTTCTTCGCCCATTATGTAGGCGATAGCTGCTGCGGTCATTGTCTTTCCGATGCCGCCTTTTTGATTCATTACTGCTATTATTTTCATTGATGTGCTTTCCTCCTGTTTATTATTTTCATGTGCCTTCTTAACCTTCTCGCGTGTTCGTCCGTCACAATGTATTTGTCACAATCTTGAAGTCGCCTGTCTGTTCCTTTTCCGTCATAATGCTTGCAATAGTCACATGTGAAGCAAGGTTCTTTCATTTCTCCTGTGCATGTGTCTGGCGTTTCCACATTGTTTGCGCAGTGGCTACACACGCAACCGCCGCAAGGAAAAGCATATTGTTTTCTGACTTCTTCTTTTCGCTCTGGCTCTTTCGGTATGATCCCAAGTTCCTGCAATGTGATTTGATGTGCTTTTCTATCGTCTTGCATTTCTTTCCTTCTTGCTGTTCTCCCAGCTGATCACTGCTTCCCTTGCCCTGTCGTATAGGTCTGTGTCGTTCGCTTCTTCAATCTTGATGATCTGTTGTCTGTCTGCTCCTTCGCCTTTATATATCTTTATCCAGCCATCATCGTATATTGAAGTGTGGCTTGACATTCGCAGTCCGTACTTCCTTGCGATTGGTCTGTATATGTCATAAAACTGTCTGACTGCTGCCGCATATCCGTTCATGTCCTACACCTTCAGCGGTTTCACTTCGCCGTCTTTCCATACGCTGTTGTTCGGCTCTTTCATGCGTTCTGCTGTTTCCGTGACTGCGGTGTCTGAATCTGACACATGAATGTGTGTCTGTAAACGCTTCAAATTCAAGTATTTTTCAAGAACTTCAACCGCGTCCCTTGCCGTGTAGCATGTCGCGACATAGTGTCCTGCTGCTGCCATATCGGTCAAGAATTCTTTCTGTGACGGCTGGTGTCTGCCCTTGTCATACTTCATTTCGATGTACAGTCCGCAATATATTCCTTTTGGGTACGGAAGGCATAAGTCCGACACGCCTGACTTCACGCCCATCTGCTTCAGCTTTACTGCTTCGGCTCTGTTCCTGCTGCCGCCGTTCGGTATATGATGCAGCCATTTCAGTTCAGGATATTTCTGCATCTGCCAAGAAGCCCAGCTGATGACATTGATCTGTTCGGTATCTTCCGAACGAATCGCATACTTCATATTCATCGCGCTTCCTCCATCTTCTTCATGTCCTGCATGACATCGCCAGTGAATCCCAGCTGTTTCATTTTCTTGAATGCGATCAGGTCTTTTATGCCTGACATCTTTATGATCCAGTCCTGAAGAAGCAATCCCGACTTTTTATACATATCCCTGACTTCTTCCCTGTGTGCTGCCAGCACATCCGCTGTGCGTGTGATGATGATTTTTCTTTCAATGCTGTTCGGTGCGATTCCTTTTCGGTTCAGTTCTTCTTCAATCACTTTCGCTGCGTAGATTTCTGCGTTCGTGACTGCATCTTCCAAGCACAATCTTTTTTCGTTGTCCACTTTTATTCCTCCTTCGTTTCCTGTCTTTCTTTCTCTGCCTTCAGCTGTGCTGCTCTTTCCATGATCGCTGTGTTATAGCTGTATTTGAACACGCCATGATTCCACAAGTTTTCCTTTGCTCCCTTTGTTCCGTAGTTGTAGACTGCAAGAACGTAATATGGACGCACATCTTCTGGAACTTCCTGCAAACTGTCCTGAATCTCCTTCAGGTAATCAATGCCGACTGTCACATTCTGATATGGATTTGTCAGATCGGTGCAGTTCAGGCGTTGCATTCTTTCTTTGTGCCATTTCTGCGCTATCTGCATATATCCCCATGATGTGCCGCCATCGCCTGAAGCGTTCCAGTTGCATTCGCTTTCCTGTTCTATCAGTGCAAACACCATTTCATAGTCAACACCATAGTTCTGACAAACAATGTATGTATATATCTGCGCCATTACTGGAAACTTGCCGCCTGCTGCCTTGCATTCGTCTGATATTTCGTGATAGCAGAATCCTTCCATGTCTTCGCCACTCCAATCCTGTGACATTGTATTGAATGGATATTCTTCATCTGCATCCAAGTCACTTTCTGTCTGTTCTTCTGCTTCGCTTTCCTGTTCTGTTGCCGTCTTTCCTTTTGCGCTGATCATGTCGCCGATCGCAAATGCCAGCATTACCGCCACATATATTGTGATGAATGTGATCAGGATTGCTGCTGCCGTCTTCGGTTTTCGCTGAAGAAAGTTCTTTGCTGTCCTGATGAAGTTATGTACTGCATCGTGCAGCTGTCTTCTTCTTTGCCTTCTTCTTCGCTGTTTTCTGCTTAATCTTACTTGTTGCTTTGTCAATCTTTTCTCCTTCCTGTGGCTGTTTATACATCCTTGCGTATATATAAAATCTGCCATTCATGTTGTTGTATCTGACTTCATACGATGTCAGCTTGTATCCGTCTGCTGCATACCATTTCTTCAGCTTGTCTTCCAGATCGCATCTGCCTGTGACGATTTCGTCAACATCCTTCTGCTTGAATTTATAGTGATTCTTCTTCACTTCAGGCTTTTTCAGTCCTTTGCTTGCTTTCCATGCCTTTTGATACTTTTCAACTGGTTTCGGTTCTTTGCCCTTCTTTTCAGGGTGCTTCTGTTTCGTGATGTAGTTCGCCATTCCTGACAGTCCATGTTCATCCTTCTGAAGCCTGCGCACTTGATTCCTGCGCCCCTTCTTCCACTTTTCTTCAACCGCTTCCAGCCCCATGTCGCCATCGCACACAAAATGATGATGCCAGCGTCCTTTGTCTGAACACTCTGTCACATACACATAACGCAGCTTTGCAAGTCCCTTCTTCCTTCGCTCATAGTTTAGTCGTCCTATGTACAGCGTCATATCGTGCTGCGCTTCCTTCATGCTGTTCGGCATGTTGTTGTCTGTATATGTCAGTGTTCCCCAGATGTCATTGTCCGTGAAGTTCGCATTGATCGTCCGTTCACATTCCTTCCTGCTGTTCTTCTCATTCAGATTTCTTTGTGCCTGTCTTTGCTTCTTCAGCTTTGCTTCGTCTGGTATCTGCTCTTTCTGTCCTCTTCTGAACTCTGGATATATTTCAACATCCATCTGCTCTGCTGCCTTTATCTCCTTAGTGGCATATATTGATCTGACCTTGCCTTCATTCAGCATCCTGCACATGTTGTCTTCTTCCAAGTCAGTCAACATCTTCTGGTATGCTGCTTCATAGTCATAATCTATATACACAGCTTTCTTCCTTCTCTTCATGTCCTTCTTTGCTCCTGTTATAGATATTTATATATTTCTTTGATTTGTTACTATCTATTACAAGGACGCGAAGCCTTTTGAAAGTCCCTGATTTATTGACTTTTTTGGAAGTCTGCTGTATAATTTTTTATAGATGTGCAGACCTTAAAAAGTCACAATCTGGATCGCCTTCGGAAGCCGCCAAGCTAGTCCGAAGGCTTTCTTTTTTGTCCTTCAAGATGCTTTCGCTGCCTTTGTCTTAATCTCTGACAGCTGCACCCTGACTCCATCATTCCTGTTCGACAGGATCATTGCTATTGCTTCAAATATTCTTCTTGCGTCTGGCGTGTTCATGCGTTTTCCTCCTTGTATTTGTTTTCCCAGAACGGGCAGTCTTCTGTTTCTCCGAATCTGTCTGCTTCTTCCTCTGTCATTTCTTCTGCTTTGTCACAACCTCCGAACATTGTTGCTGTTGTGCTTCCATATGGCACAGAATCCCAGTAAGCGTTCTTGCAGTCATAACATGTCTTTGTCGGTCTGCTCATGTTCTTCTCCTTCCTTGTGTTCTTCTTTTTCAGCCTGTCTAGTGGCACGATCGGGCAGTTTCCCATGACCTTTGTGTCGCATGTTCTTTCAGGTGTTGGGATCACTTCGCCTGTCAGGAAGCACATGCCGTCATATTGCATTTCTAAATCAGTCAACCAGAATGGACATTTTGTGCATGTGTCGGGCATGTGTTCCGCAGCTACCATGAAGCCGTGTTCTTTGAATCCTGCTATCATTTCGCTTTCTCCTGTGCCGTTTCATTCAATATGATTTTCCTGAAGATACTTTCAAATATCGGAACTGCGATGCTGTTTCCTGCCTGCTTGTATAATGCTGTGTAGTATCGCCCAGCCCTTTTATGTACTGCTTTCGCTCTCTCGAAGTCTTCGTCTGTGTACCCTTGCAGCCGCCAGCATTCCAGTTCGGTCAAATATCTGAATCGACCGCCACCACAATCAATGACCTGTGCTGGTGTCCTGTCCTGCCTTGTCGTGATTGTGAATGCATAGTCTTTTATAACTGTCGCCCTTTTGATTCCTGTCTGTCCGATCACGTTTCTGACAGAAGGCTGTGTCACATCGTACACTTCAGGCACGCTGTCGTTATCTTCAAGAAAGTCCCTGATGTCCTGCATCGGTGTTCTGATAAGGTCATCGAAGTTGAACTTTTCGCCTTTCAGACAGCTTATTGTGAAAACTCTTTCCCTTGCCTGCGGAAGTCCAAATTCTCGCGCATCCAGTACTTCATAATTGTTTGTATATCCCATCTGTTCAAGTTCTTTCTGATACCTGACGAAGTTCGCGATCATATGCTTGCTTTTTACATTCTTCACGTTTTCCCAGATGATATATTGTGGCTTCCATTGCCCCATCTGTTCAATAATGTGAATTGTTTCCCACATCAAAGATGATCTTGTTTCGCTGTCTTCATCTGCTCCGCGCTGATGTCCAGCGATGCTGAAGTCCTGACAAGGGCTTCCGTGAATCAGAATGTCTGGCTTTAAGTTCCAGCCGACAACCGACTGTGTTTTATATGGCAATTCTTCAGAAAACATATTGTTGTATGATCTGACTGCTTTTTCATCTATTTCAACATAATCAATCGCCTTTGTCGGTATTCCCAGATTGCGCAAGGCGCATCGTGGGCTTCCTATTCCTCCAAACAGTTCCAGTATTTGCACTGGTTTTTCTTCTGTTACTATCATCTTTTACCCCTCAATTCTCTGCGTCATGCTCTTGTCTTTCATTGCTTGCATAGCCATCTGCATCCGCATCGCATCTTCGTCAGACATTTCAGCATCGTCTTGTGGTCTTATTATCATTTCTTCTTTGGTTGGGAAAATCTTGTGTTTCTGTACGAAGCACTTGAAGAAGAAGTCGTGTTCTTCTTTCCATGTTTCACAGTAAAATTCATATTCAATCCCGATCTGAATTGCCTGTGCTTTTGTACACTGTACGCCCTGAATGGTTTTCTTTCCTTTTCCTGATCTGTAGTGATACATCTGATTCAATCCGTCTTTTCCTAGCACTTTGTATATTGTCTGTTTCAGCAAGCGCAGTTCAAAGTCGTTGTGATATTTCCATTCATGGTCTTCCAGCTTGTCATCTGACAGATCGCTTTCTTCAATGTCGTATTTTTTCATAAGCTGCTGCAATTTCTTCTGTGCGCCTTCTTTTTCGCCGCCCACTCCACGTTCCGCAAGTCTTTGCAGCTTCTTTATCAGTTCAATTTTCTTTTCATCAATCATCGTTCATTCTCCTTCACATACTGCTTTCGCAAAGTCCAAAATAATTTTTTCAACATGCCCCCTTCTGGTCTTTATTTTTCATTGTGTCGTTTGTTTTCACATTAAAAACATCCCTAAAACCTGTTGACCATCTGTGCATAGTTCTGGCAGTACACACACGCCGCTATTTTTTCACAATGTTCTGATGCTGGCTGTTAGCTTGCCATCGTCAGGATGAATGAAGCCATCATTCATCGACAGCGCGTGTCGCGCTGTTTCGGCTTTACAGTCAATCTTCCTTCGTTGAATATCTTGACATTTTCACAATCTTTGCTGTCGGTATGTCATCCATGTACATATACGCTTTGCAACCGAAGAAGGCTTCGTTGTGATCGTGTGCTTCCACAATCTTCCTTTCTTCCAGTTCGACTTCAAAGATCGTTCCTGTTTCATGTCCGCGGATCGCAACAAATCGCGCTGCTTCAAGTGGCTGTTTGCAGATATACACGCCGCCGTCCATTCCTTTTCGGATCACTCCGTCCTGCATGATCTTTTTTGCTTTTTCATGTGTTGTTGCGTGGAAGTATCTGCTACGCTTCCCTTTTTCCCACAAGTCATATTTGCTCATAATCTCCATGTACTTCATATCAATCTTTGACTGATCCTGCGCGCACTCGATCAGGTGCTTTCTTTCTGCTTCATCCGTAACCTTTGCCAGTTCTTCTTCTGTGAATAAATTCTGTTTTGTCATACTGCTGCACCGTCCTTCTTAATATCTGCTTGATGCATACCAGAACACGCTTCGCATCGTACTTTTCAGGTCAAGTGTGTCTTCCAGTTCATATGTGATGTCGTTGTCCCATTCGTCATATACGCTGAATACTTCTTCAGCTTCGTCATATTCAATCCTGAAGCCTTCCTGTTTTTCGTCTTCCAGATATTCCCACCACAGCAACAAGCTATGCTGTTTTATCTCTCTTGCTTCCCACTGCCAGTTCTTGTCTTCCTTGCTGATCTCGCTGGCTACTTCTTCAATAAACTGAATGTTGTCTGTCTTTGTAAAATCAATCTTTCCTTTTGTGTTCATGTTGTACTTTCCTTTCATTTACTCCCCGACATTTCTGTCGGGGACATCCTATGCCCTTTTAGGCTGTTTTCACTGGTCTGTTTTCTCCTGCCGCCCACATCATCATCCCTTTGATGACCATTCTGTCGCTGTCAGACATCTGCTTCAGCAGCATAATAAATTCGCTGACATCTTCAGTCTGGCTGTTCAGGTTTTTCTTTTCGTTTGTAACTGCTGCCATGTTGTTTCCTCCCTTCGTTCTGTGATGTTTATATGCTCCCTTTGGTTCTTGCAAGGTTCATCGCGTTTTCAAGGTCTTTCAATGCGTGCATCTGAATGATGATGTCGTCCCATTCCTTCTGATATGCTTCATCCTGTTCCTTCGTCCAGTTCCAGCAGCCAGCCTGTCTGTCACAGTAATAGTTGTATTTCTGTCTTTCGTGAAGTTCTGCTGACTTTCTTTTGTCGCTCACATACTGAAGCAGCTTGTCGAAGTTGTTCTTGATCTCCGCTTCCTGATCCTCAATGTTGATCCTGATTGTTTCTGCTCCCATATTCAGTTCAAGTGCTGTGTTCAGGTCTGATATGTGGAAGCCTGTGTATTTATCATCTGTTGATGTTGTGTTGAATACTGGATAACCAGCGCGAAGGCTGTCGCGTTCGTCTTTCATGTAATCTGTCGGAAAAAGTTTGTCTGCAAGCTGCCATGCTCTTTTCCTTGTTGATACTGTTGCGTTCATCTTGTCTGCTCCCTTCTGGTTTTTAATGTAAGAAACAGAAGTGCTGTGTCATCTCGCGCGATTGATTCTTCCGCTTAACATCTTCTTGTTTAAGGAGTAAAGTGTTGATCGGCTCAACCTGTTCATTTTCTTCCAGTAGTATGAACACTTTGCTTTCTTGTCCTGATGTTCCTGCTTTCTTCAACTACTTTGACGGATCATGTTTATTCTGCACACGCTCTGTCTGTTATCGTACAGCCTGACCGCCATGTCACTTGCGTGCCGCCCTCTCGCTTCATCCGTTCTTCCTGCTTTCTTCTGTTGCTTACAGTTACAGTATAGATGCTTACAGTCACTTTGTCAACAGTTTTTTGTTGCTTACGGTAACTTTTTTATTGACCTTTGCTTGCTGTCGTGTTATTCTACAATCAGAAAAGCAAATATACAGAAAGGTGGAATAAATATGACAAATGGCGAACGCGTCAACGAAGTGCGAAAATCACTTGGTTTAACTCTTGAAAAGTTCGGGGAAAAGTTAGGTGTAACAAAAACCACTATTTCCAGAATCGAAAAAGGTGTGAACAACTTAACTGATCAGATGGCAATTTCTATCTGTCGTGAATACAATGTGAATTATGATTATTTAATGTATGGCGAAGGGGAAATGTTTGACGACCTTCCGCAGACAATCGTTGATGAATTGTGTGCGCAGTATGATTTGAACGATTTTGACAAGGCACTTGTTGAAATGTATGTGTCTTTACCAGCTGGAAGCCGTGAACGAATCAAAGAATATATGAAGCAGCTAGTCAAGAAGGTTGGTTGGGATAAAACTGAATAAAGGAAGTGATCTATTGAACATTATTTGTCTTGATACAGAAACAACAGGACTGAATCACTATGACGATGAAATTCTTCAGCTTTCTATTATTGACGGCTCTGGCGCAATCCTTTTCAGTGAATATGTGAAGCCTGTTCATCACGAATGCTGGACTGATGCTGAAAAAGTAAACCACATAAGCCCTTCAATGGTAAAAGACTGTAAGCCGCTTTTATATTATGCACATACTATTCAACGCATTTTAGAAAATGCAGACATGATTGTCGGTTATAACATTCACGGCTTCGATTTGCCTTTTATATTTAATTCTGGCATTGAATATCATGCAAAAGAAAATTCTATTGTCGTTGATGTAATGCTTGCATTTGCTGAAATTTATGGACAAAAGCGTTACAACGAATATAAATGGCAAAAGCTGAAGACATGTGCAGAATTTTATTCATATAGCGAAGACAGCTGGCACAATGCGCTTGACGATGCAAAAGCAACACTATTCTGCTTTTATAAAATCTTCGGCGATGTTCCTGAAGTTCCTGTGTATGCGACTGGCGTTTATCGTTCGGTTGATAATATTATTAAGCATGAAGATCAAAAGCCTGTTGAAGTTGTTCCAATTCCTAAAAGTGGAAATATTCTGATCGGCTTCGGTATTTTTATGCTGTTAGGTTTCTTCGTTGCTTTCAATCCTGTGTGTGTTGTGATTGCTGCGTTTCTTTTATATTTTGGTTTCAAGCGTCATAAAGCATATAAAGAATTTAAGCAAAACAAAAGGAAGCAGTGACCTGACCAGTCCTACTTCCTTTTGCTTTATCCGTGTATGTATACATACTTTATGTATTTATATATGCGCTTCAGCTGTGCATCCGACAACTTATTCAGAAGCGTGTTGATTCTCTTTCGGATCATCTGCTTCCCTCCCTTCTCTTGTCGGGATTGTATCATGGAAATTATTGGAATGAAAGACCGCTTCCAGTTATTTCCATATATCAGGAAATAAGCGTCAGAAGCATTGTCGGCGCACAGTTTATCATTTATATTCAGAATCAAACAGATCAGTGATCTTGACATCAAGTGCAGCTGCTATCGCTTCAAGCTGGCGCAGTGTTGGCGATGTGATGCCGTTTTCAATCGTGTTCAGCGTTGACTTGCTGATTCCTGTCAAGGCTTCCAACTGCTTCAAGGTCAAGTGTCTGTCTGTTCGTGCCTGCCACGTCAGGATTTCCATTGCGTCATCCTCCTAGTTTAGATTATGCACACGCTTCAGGCACTCTATTCAAATAAAAAGGAAGCCGTGACCAGCGACTTCCCTTGCGAAACATTGAAACAAAATATATCGCGGAAGACCGCCCACGATGATATTATGTCCTTTTACATTCTATCATATCAAGCCTTCTTTCGCTACCAGAAAGAAGGTTTTTATATGTCTTTTTTTACTCCAAACCCACAACTTTTCGGGCTTCGTGTAGTTAAATATATCAGATGCAGTCACGATGATCAGGTGCTTCATGGCGATACGCTTGAAGCGCAAGATCTGATTCTTGAAGATTTCATCAAAGTTAATCGGATGATACTTGTTGACACATTCATTGACGAAGCCCTGACAGCAAGAAAGAAGTTCAACAAGCGAAAAGAGTTTGTCAGACTTCTGGATGGTGTGAAGGCTCATTCTTTCGACCTGATCATATTTACCAAACTTGACCGATGGTTCAGGAATATCGGCGATTATCATAAAATTCAGGAAATACTTGAAGCTAATGGTGTACAGTGGAAGGCTGTCACAGAAAACTATGATACCACAACCACGAACGGAAGATTGCACATCAATATTCGTCTGTCTGTTGCACAGGATGAATGTGATCGTGATTCCGACCGAATCAAAGATGTGTTCGCTTATAAGCTGAAGAATAAAACCTATGTGTCAGGCAGCCTTCCACGCGGTTTGAAGTTGGATGCAGAAAAGCATGTCATCATTGATCCTGAATGGAACTGCTTTGCACTTGATATGTTCGACCGCTTTGAAGCTACATGCAGCAAGCGTGACACGCAGCTTTTTCTTCAGGACAAATACAACATTCGTGTCTGCTATGATACAGTTGCACGATACCTGAAGAATCCGCTTTTCAAAGGTCAGTATCGTGATGATCCTGACTTCTGTCCTGCGACAATCAGTCCTGAACGCTTTGAGCGCATCCAGAAACTTGCGATCAGGAATGTTCGGATCAGGCACACGCAACAATTCTATATTTTTTCAGGTCTTCTGATCTGTTCTTCCTGCAATCACATTATGACTGGCACTGTTACATATAGGCGCATGGCAGACGGCGCAGAAAAAGCATATAAAAGCTATCGTTGCAACTTCAGGGCGCAATCGAAGCTGTGTGATCGTGGGCGATCTTATCGTGAAGAATATATTGAAGAATACATGCTGAACCATATCAGACCAGCTTTGTCAGACTATGTTGCGAAGTATGAAGTGACTGCTGCCAGTGCGGTGCAGAAGAATCCTGTCGAAGAAATGTCAAAAATCGAACGCAAGATCAAGAAGCTGTATGATTTGTTTATGGATGACTTAATTGATAAAGACACATACAGAAGTGAATATGATAAATTCAAAAAACAGATCGAAGAACTTCAGAAGTGTCCTGCTGCCCCTGTCCGCAATCTCGACAGCGTCCGCAAGCTGCTGAACGATGACTGGGAAGCTGTGTACAACACTTTCAGCAATCAGGAAAAGAACGTCTTCTGGAAGTCTTTTGTCGAATCGGTGCTGGTATACGAAGATGGAAGCATGGACATTCATTTTTTATGATCATCTTCGTACTAA